CCATAACAATTACAGAGTGGTCTCTTGCTTCAGCATCCCAAGGTTGAGCTAAGTGATCTTCCATTGGTAGCGCCCATTCCTCTACTGGTATGTCTGCTACTAATGCTTGTATCGGCATCCTTGCCCACATAGCACCTCCATGGACATTCTCTAACTCTTCATTACTATCTATCTCACAACCTGTAAACACCACCTGAAAACTTAACGATCTATCAGGAATAGTATTTACTGCGATTGCTAAAGCATGAATAAATTCTCCATGATACTTTTGATGATTACAAGTAAACTCTTTTCTTACCCAGCATTTAAACTGAGGTATATTACTTATCAAGTACGACATAATTAATCGGCATAACCTAAATTATCTATATGATAATTTAAAGTAAGCTCCTCTCCCGCTTTAATTTTTTTTGTTGTGAAAACATTAAATGTTTTATAATCATCCCAATCTAATTCCAAAGACAATTCACAATTTGCATTTTTAGAATGATTTAAAAAACCGCCTATTGATGTCCTAATATATCCACATATAATTGGTACTTTTATGTGAGACATACCAAGATCAAATTCTTTATCTATATCTTTAACTGCAAACAAACCAAAACCTTCTATTGAGCTTTTTTTAACCTCTATACAATCTGGTAGGGGTTTATAATAAAATTTATTGTAAACAGGATACATTAGTTTCTGTATCCACCCCCTTTTGCTTTGTACTGCTTTGCAAGCATTTGAGCTTTTCTAGCTGACCATTGACCGGGCTTTCCACCTTTACTACTAGCTTTTATTTTATTAAATAAATTTTTACGCATAGTAGGTTTAGTGTAATTACCAGCCTCATTTACTCTTGATTTTTTAGCTCTACTCACTTTTAACACTTCCATCTTCTACGAGCTTGTCTAATCCTAGAATTTGGATCATTTCTAGTTTTAGCAGAACTCTTTTTTAATTGACCTAAAGACCTAGCGCAGAAAGATTTCCTGCGCTTGGCTGCTTTACTACCTTTTTTAACTTTGCCTGTTACTGCGGTTTGCAACTTAGAACCCGGATTTGCTTTTCTATATTCAGCAACTCCTTTCTTAGTCATACCAGCACCAGACTTGGTAGAGCGATAATTAGCTCCCTTACCTTTTGTGGTTTTAGGTATAGGGTTATCTCTTTTCCTTTTGGTCATAAGATTACTTACCAAATATTATTTTGGCTTACGATCTTTTATCTTGACGACCTTTTGAATTGGTCATTCCACCACCAAACATATTTCTCACATATTCGTTATAGGTTTGTACTTTAGCTTCTCTACCTGTTTCAGTAGCTCCACCGCCCATAACTCTTCCACCACGAGACATACCTTTGGTATTTTTCATAGCTCCACCGCCAGCCATATACTTTGTTGACTTGCCACCGCCCGCCATGTACTTAGTGGATTTACCACCACCTGCCATGCCTTTTGTCTTTTTCATAGACATGCCACCGCCAGCCATACCTTTAGTTTTATTTGTTCCTGCCATGATTTTATTTCCTATAAATTATTTTTTAGCAACTTTCTTCTTAGAAGATTTTTTAGTTACTTTTTTCTTAGATACTGTTTTTTTCTTTACTTTTGCTTTTTTAGAATCAGTGGGTGTTTTACCACCCACATCATCTTTCTTTGCATTGGAAGTAAAGGAATCTTTAACATTATCTTTCTTAGATGTTTCACTATTCATTTCCGAGCATTTGCGTTCTGCATCAGATAAATCTGGATCAGGTCCAAATACAGGTGTATAAACACCATTATCACCTAATTTTAGAACTTTGTATTGCGCAGGAAATTCGCCAGTTTCTGAAATGACATATGTATTTTTTGCCATGTTCTTCTCCTGTTAGTCAGAATAAACCTTAACCATCTCTAATATGATGGAATAAGTATCTCCTGAAGAGTGACCTTTTGTAGTAAAAAGAATGTCTCCATTTTTTCCACTACCTGCATTATTTGGAATACCACCAAAATCTTTAAAATCCATGTGTCCATTACTACTTTCAGCTAATTCCATAAGTAAAACATTGGTAGAAGCATTAAAAAATAATTGAACAGACATGCCTACAATAGCATGACTTACTCTCATAACACGAACTTCAGAACAGGCAATGCCTTCAGCATTAGATGCCAAAGCAGATACGTCTACTTTAGCAACCGCAGATTCACCACTACCATCACTGACGTTGGTAAACTTCATAATAGCGTTTCTTGGTCCATCTTGAATAGTTTGTGAAGTTACTGCATCAGCCATTATCTACTCCTTATTAAGATTGGTCAGTAAAAGCTGGTACGTCTGCACCTTCTTGATTACCCCAAATGTACCAATTAGTGCTATCTTTTCCTAAAATGTTAATTTCAAACAAACCAAAATCTGTAAGAGTTAATATAGAGTTAGAGTTACCATCAGCGTAAACAGAAACATTGTCTGCATTAGAATCTAAATGAATAATTCCACCTAAAAAGAAATTAGTATCTGAACCTGTATCAATAATAAGATTTTGAGCTTCTTCTGCTGCACCACCATAAATAAATTTAAAGTAAACACCAGCAGCAGGACTTGGCAATGTAAGAGTTCTGTCTGCTGTAATAGCAGGAACTACATTAGTACGACCACCATTAGCTGTTGCTGTTAGTGTTGTATTAGCATCAGTTAAAGCGATAGGTGTAACTTTCATACCATCACCATCTAAAGTAAATTCAGTGGTGAAAGCACCTGTTGTTGAGTTTTTAGAAACGACTGTAAAGCCGTTTTCAGACCTTACTGGTCCGTTAAAAGTTGTGTTAGCCATTTATTTCTCCAAAAAAGAAAAACTCTATCATCTTGGCAAATGTCTGCTAGGTCAGTTGATAGAGCAATTTAATATTCCTAGATATAAAAAAAGGGAGACCCTATTAAGAGCCTCCCTTATGTTCTTACGAACTACCCGGTGAACCAAAAATACCAAGTGGGTCAGATACACCAAAACTGTATCTTTCTCTACTTTTATATCTCACGTTACCAGTGTCAAAGTCACCATCCATAGATGTAGTCATAGGACTTCTAACGAAGTGTTTCAAGCCATCAGGCACATCTGTTGTAATGAAGAAAGCATTTGTGTCAGTCAAATAGTTATTGACTACAAAACCTTCAGGAATTACACCATTTGTTTTGATAGCATTGACATCGTTATCAGCCGTTCCAGTTCTGAAATCACTTTGTAACAATCGTGTTGCAACAAACTGAAGATCAGAAGGGACTATTAACTTTTTAGGTCGTGCTGCAATTTTAAGACCTCTTTCGTCAGTAAATTTACCAATTTGAATGATTGCATCTTCTAGTGATGTTTCGTTCAAATCAGCGCCTGTTACTGGTCGGTTAGAGTTCTTACCACCACTTACAAGAGGGTGTCCATCACCACCAGTGACTCCATCACCTGAAGCTGTGAATAAATTCACACCATCACCTGATTGGAAACTGTTAGTAAAACCATTGTTAAGTAGGTTAACTGCTTTAACCTGTTTTGTGTATGCCATTGCACGAGCAAGTGCCTTAGTATAACGAGCAGAAAGACTTACATATAAATTATCTTCCATAGCTTCTTCTGTAATACTAAAGCCCATAGCGATTGTTTCGTGCGTGTAGCGAGCCACAAAAGATTCTTGTGCAACATCATAACTGATAGCTGCTCCTTCATCTTTTACAGGTGCTGCACCAAATCCAGACAACTTCAATTCTTCTTCAAATGATCTTTCAGAATTTTCAGTTACATAGATTTCTTCGTGTTGATTTTCGTAATTATTGTATTCATCTCCAAACAGAGCATTAAGTCCGGGGAGAAGCTGTTTGAGCTCTTGCGCTCTCGATATAGCTGCCATAATTTATTCCCCTTAACCGATACCAGTTGTATTCAACAACTGATGTCCTACGTTAAACATTACCAGTACGTCAGTAAAGCTATCACCTACTGCACTATCTGGACCATCAACAAAGTCAATAATCTTTAAAGGTAGTGTATTAGTAGTTGCTGCTGTACTTCCATCTACTGCGTTTTTGCTACGACCAAAAGCTGTTGATCCCGCAGTTTGCACTATAGCGACATTCTTACCAAGATCATCTTGGGTAAGAGCTTCGTCTGATTGCATTTGCATTAGTAAGAAAGGGTCAGTAGCAACATACGCTACAATATCATC